AGATTTAGTTTCGATTAAGAACGTTTTTTGTTCTCTACTGTAATACTTATCTAATTCAGCAGGTATTTCAAAGTACTGGAAGTATCGCTTGTCTATATCTATAGTATGCTTCATACCTTTAGTATCTCTATGATCTACTGTTAGGTTAGTCTCAGGTTCTGGGAACGTTAAATCCCTTATAGATAAAAGTATATAGAATCTATCTTCCTCGCAAAGATCCTTATAAGATAACCTAGTGTTCTTAGATGTTATACGGATACAAGATTCTACTATTGCGTTTAATTTCTCATCAACATCTAATATGTTCTGTTCGTCAATTGCAGAGAAATGTCTAACTTCTGCAACTTTAGCTGCTCTAATAGATACTTGAGTATCATCAGGGTAAAACATACCAGATGATGGTAAAGAAACAACAGGAACATCATGATATCCTAAATGAAAATCAGCAGGTCTTGCTTCATCTTGTTTAAACCTATCCATATTAACCCTACCTTGTTTTATTACATCTTCAGTAACTTCTTCGTTTGTAGTTGACTCAGCTGACTGCACTATATTTTTATAATCGTCGTTTAAGTTTTGTTCTCTTGTGTCTTCACTCATATTTATTTGTCTTTAAGTTTACTTATTTTATTTTTATTCCATTCCTTTGAAGTCCTAGGTCTTCTGTTTATTTCATTTTCAATTAAATCGCGAATAAATGCAGAAACCGAGATCGGCCGTTCTTCATTTTCTAATGCGTCATTTAATATTATCCTATTTATCATTGTTACCATTTCCTCTGATAAAAGAACCTGTAGTTTTTTGTCCAATTTATCTGCCATATTCTTATATTATTAGTATATCATACTATGTTTTTGTTTCAAAATAAAAGGCAATAATTACTATTGCCTTCTAAATTATTTAATTATTTAAGATAAAACTTCTTTCCAAGTATCACATCTCCAAGTTATATCAAGAGTTTGTGCATCTGTAGATTCATAGCTTAATTCAGCTGTCATAGCTAAACCAGATGTAATGAAACAATCTTCTAAAGTTACTGTTCTGTAAATATCTCCAGCTCTGTTGAACTGTACGATTACAATAGTTCCAGTATAATCCTTCTTAAGACCCATTTCTCCAGTTTGTGGATCATATTGAGCTAAATACCATTGTCGCATTGTTTTATAAAGGTATGCTTGATTTGCATCATTTAAGTTCAATGAGAAGTTAATTGATACATCTACTGTAGTTGAATCAGGCATTCCAGCGTAAGAGCGAGTAGCAAATTTATGCTTTTGTTCTACTGCTGAAACTTCTTTATAAAGACCATCTAGACCTCCGATTGTATTTATATGCTGTAGTAATAGACCTGAATCTTTTACGCCAGCCGGTGGTAGAATTGTAACTTCAAATAAGTTCGCTTGAACTGGTTCGAATTGCTTACCTTTTCTACTAGATTGGTCATTTGAATAATGTGGTAAAGGTGCCATATTTTATTTATTTATTTTTAATATATATTTGTTTTCTTAGCTAAAGTTTCCAGTTGCTATTTCTCCAGTATTAAGAACTGTTGTTCTGTGAACTACAATTTCTAATCCTTTAACAGGTTCTACGTAAGTATCTACGATTCCCATGTTATTATCGATAACTTCTGAATCATTATTAGAAGAATCCATTACGTTTTTGAAGTCATAAACTCCACCGTCTTGTTTTACTGATTCTAAGAATGAGTCTACTAGAGTTTTAATCTCTAACCTTGTTTGTACTGTGTTAAATTCGAACACATAATCCTTAAGGATTGATGCAATACCATCTTGTATGTAAATTAATACCTCTCTAACATGAGCAGAACTCAATGAAGATTTTATAGATTGCTGTGCAGTTTTATTACCAAGAATTGTTAAACCAACTCCTCTTTGGAAGACGATTGGGTTAATTCCAAATGGCTCTAAAATATCTCTATCAGCCTTATCGAATGCATATTCAACTCCAACAACTCCAGAACCTCCAACAACTCCTCTACGAGGACCTGCAACGATTGACCATGGAGTGGCAGCAGAATACTTATCAATAAAGTTATTAGAAACATAAGCAGCAGGTGGAACAATAATGTTCTTACCTCCATCTTTTACTAATAGACCAGGTCCGTAGTAGAATGCATAATTAGCTCCTTCATTAATTCCAGGTAAAGCATATAACGTAGTTGGGTTTAAATCAGGATTTCCACCTTCTTTAATAAAACTAGTATTAAATTTACCATCCTTTAAGAAACTAGGATCTGTTGATTTTTTGAATTCAGCAACACCAGGTGCATTTAAAATAGCTGAAGCGTTTTGTCTAGTTTTAGCTAGAGTAGCGATCTCAGACTTAGTATGAATTCCATTAGTATCATAAGATCCAAATGTATCAACAATATATCTAAAGTCTATCATATCTTTATCAGCAAGAGCTCCTGCTAATCCAGTTCCACTAAGTTGTGAAATACATTCAGTTAATGTATTTTCTGCAATTACAGCGCCATCCAATAATAATGGAGCATAATGTGATGATTTATTCTCAAAAGATTTAACAATATCGAATGTCATGGCCGCATCTTCATTATTAACTGATGTATCGGCTGGAGATGATACAGCAGTAGCAGCAGCATGTGTAAGTCCATCAGAACCTGCTACGACTGTTAGGTCTATGTTTGATCCATTTACAGTGTATGACGTATATGATACGGTACTTGCACCAACCGTTATTGAACCGGTCGCTGGCCAATCATTTCCAGCAGGAGCTACAACTTCAATTATAGTGGCAGTGTCTACGATCCATTCACTTGCAAGTGTTGAATTAGTATATGATGTTACAGTAGTTGCCATATCATCATCTATAATATTAGCATTTACTGGTACATCTGTCTTAACAGTATATGTTGAACCAGATTTTGATACTTGAAGAACTTTTGCAAGTCTATTAGTAGTTGCAGCATCTAAATAATCACCCTTAACAGGTAATACAGCATCAACTGAAGTTTCATCGAATCCAACACTGAATGATGAACCATCTATTGCGAATGAATCTTCTATAATATCACCGCCTCCATCTATTTTTCTAACAGATGATGGGTATGATAATAATTGATTTGATTGATTTGTTGACATTGCATGTCCTACTAAATCAACAACTCCGTCTAATACCTTGTCTTCGTCTACTGTACAGAATAATCCAGTTCTTCTAGTTTCAGCATTAATTGCAGTTTCTAAATAAACATTTCTACCTTCCATATCTTTAAATCCAGGGATTAAAGATCCAGTATACTTAGCTAACAAAGAAACTTGTCTAAGATTAGCGAATGAGTCTAATTTATCTTTATCAATACCAGTTGAATCAAAATATGATCCAAATACAGCATCAGATTTCATGACAGTTGGATCAAATTTACCTTTAAATACATAAACATCAATCATATAATCTGAAATATAATCTTTAGCATCTAAAAAGTCTGGTACATTACCAACTCCGTACCATTCTTCTGCAGTGATTTCAAAACCATCGATATCCTTTGCCATTCTAGTTACAATAGTAAGGGGTGTATTCTTTAAGTTTGCAAATGAGATCACATTGTCATCACCAAATGCATTGCTAGAATCTGCTGTTAAGAATGAAGCATCAGAAGGTTTCATGAATTTTTCAATATCGTGAAAATCAGTGTATGGTGCCGTTCCTTCCTTTTCAGTATAACCTACGCTATTTTTAGATCCATTAGTCAATGGAGATACGTAAGAAGCTAAATCAGAATCTGTGAATTCGTTTAAGTTCAATGCAAGAATAGGACCTCTTGAAAGAGCAGCAAGTGCTGACCTATGGAAGAACATTCCTTTCTTTTCTAAGCCTTTATCAATGTTTCCGTATGAATTAACAAAATCTTCAGCATTTTCAATAAGTACTGGTGTATTATATGCACCTTTTTTTGAGTGACCAACTACTAATCTAAGTGTTTCTACGTTAATATTTGCGGTTTGAGATTTGTCAAACTCCAAACGGTAAACACCACTAGACTTGAATTGTCTTAATTGAGGACTAATTGCCATAATAATTTAATTTATTTTTTCTTTAGTTATATATCTAATTTCTTTATGTGATTTTGTTATATAATATCATAAATATCATATTGTCCTAAACAATATACCTACAGTTATCGAAATGCCATCTTACCATATTTCCTTTGTTATTAGATGATAGTCCACATGTTGGACATTTCATATATTTTCTTTTTTTCCAGCCATTACTTAGATTTTGTCTAATAGTATCTGATGGGTTTATACTAGACTCTTTCATCTTATTAATAGATTCAGTTGAGTGTTTTTTATTAAACATAGGATTTTTATCTCCAGATGAATTAATCGACATCATTTTTTTGGAGTGGGTTTTGTGTATTCTACCAAGACCTGCAATACCTATGTTATTTCTATGTTCTTCTGAGAATATCCTGCCCTTCAATGCCTTACTTATTTTGTTTTTTGCAGCTTCGCTTAGATTGAATGATGTTCCAGTAGTATCCCAACCGACTGAAGTCTGCTTACACTTATTGTAAAAGCTCTCGTTAATGCCCACATTAAATTTTGCATGAAGTTTTATTTCCATTAATAATGCGCATTCCCTTGTTTCAAAAATACTCACGACTTTATATTTATAATGCGTTGGATTATCTTTCTGATCTTCCATAAAGTCTTCATCAGTAGAGCTTGAAAAATATTTAAAGCCGATGTCGTTTGATGGTTTTATTTTAGATGTTCTAACACCATAATAGTGTTTGTTTAATTTGGTGTTGGTGATTCGATAAACGTAGTGGAATTTCATAAGTTAAGGTTATTTTTAAGTATTGAAGTATAAGTAATCTTACTAACCTTAACTTTCAGAAACGGTGTCGACTCCGCTGTCCTTATCTTCTATACTATATATCTTAGAAAATACTTAAATTATTGAATATATGTCATATTGAATATCTCCTGAGCTTGTGTTATCTCTAAATAGAATCTCCTCCATCACAGTTACTGTTTCATGTGGTATAATATCTAATAATTCTTCAATGTAATCTGCATATGCGGTTGTATTAAAGAATTCCGTACCGTTAACACATGACATAATAATATCATCATGTCCAAGTTGTGCTCCGTATGATCCATTCTTAATAGAACCAAACACAGAGGCTTCAGTAACTGTTTCAAATTCGTTAATTTTAACCCTATTTGATTCAACTAGCTTCTTAAAATTCTGACAGAATACTGATTTATTTGCTGAGTTTAATTTTAAACCATGTTTTATTACCTTAGAATCATGCCTATGTTTAAATCTTAGTATCATTTCATCCTCAAAGTCATTTCTAGCTGGAAATATCGTGCCTAAGTATTTTAATAAGATACTACCATAAGTATTATACTCTATCACCATCTTTACATTCTCTCCATTAAAAACCTCAATTGATAGAGTGTATAAAATCTTAGCAAAATCTTCAATAGTATGTTCATTACTTCTAAACAATGCAACCTGTTCGATTTTAAAGAAGTCATACATTGCACCTGGATTTATAGAGTTTTTAATATCCTCGTGATCCATTGGTAATACCTCAAAAACGTTTATAATAGAGTAATCACCTCCTGAACCCTCTGCAATATCTACAGAAAATAACCAGTATCTTTTCTTATTTTTAGCATCTTCAGTTTCGAATCCCTTTCTAAATCCAAGGAATCCTTCAGTTTCTGCATGAATATTTGAAAAATCTTCTAGGTCGTGCCATTCATATGCGTCCATTTCTTTTCTAAAGTTCTTTAATGAAATTGGACTTAATAACAACGAAGTAGCAACTGAAAACTCATTACCGTACTGTCTATTAAAAGCCTCTTCAGATCCAAGATTTGCCATT